GACATCGCGACGCAGATCGGGCAGACGTCGAACGGTCCGGTGGACCACACCTTCCGGGAGTATTCGCGGGACATGAGGCCGGAGTCGATCGCCTGCTGGTAGGAGAGGAGGCGTGCCTGATTGTGCGCCATCATGCGTTCGGTGCGGGCGATAGTGCGGGAGCGTGTCCGGCGGAGTTTCGACGCGTACTTGTCGCCCTCCTTCCGCATCCGTTCGAGCGCTTTCTCACCGGTGATGCCGCGGGCCGCGAGGTCATCCGCAACGGAAGCGACCCGGTTCATTACGGCGCGTTCGTACCGTGTCGTCAACCCGTTCAGGTTCGCACCGATCGACTGACCGAAGTCACGAGCGCTAGGTGTCGGGGTGACGGTCTGGAGTTGTTGGAAGATCGACGACGCGGTTGTCCCCATCGTCCGGGACTCGACGAACGACTGCTCGACGAGGGCGCGGAACATCTCCCGTTCGCTTGCCGCCATGTTCGTGATGAGCCGACCGGCTTCGTTCTGCGCCCATGCGGTCGCCCGCGGATCGGTCGCGTTGAACCGGAACCGGAGCGCCACCTCCGACGGTGACGGCGTTTCCGCCTTGCCGACCTGCCGGTATTGGCGGCTCAACTCACGCCCGAGGTCCACCGCGGACGTTTCCCCTGATGACACGAACGATGCCAGCAGAGCGTCCTGTAGTCTCCCCTGCGCGTCGCTGAGGGCTTTCAGCACCGCAAGGGCGTAACCGGCCTCATCTCTCCGCTCAAGAGAATCTAGGAGGCTCTGCTGGGGGACAGCGGTGAAAGCGGCCTCAACGGTGTCCGCAATGCGTTCCTCCTGCGCTGACAGGGTGTCCGTGCCTGCCGTACGGAACTGAGGTCGCCCCGCGGTGCGCTTCTTGACCAGCGGTATCCGCCCGCCGCCGCGCACCGGGTCCGCTCGACGGCGGAGCGCCCGGATCGAGCCGGGCATGGGTTAGACCGCCTCAGCCTCGCCGACAGGGAGACCGGCGATGCCGCGCAGGTAGCCTTCGAGGTTCTCATCCGGGAACAGCGGCGCACCGGCCTGAGCGAGCGAGGTGATGAACGAACCGATCGAGCCGAGGTCAACGGACTTCGGTGTCGACCATGTCAACGTCGGTGACAGCGCCTCATCGACACCGTTCAGGCGCATCAGGCGCGGGATCGCATGGTTGTTGAACACCTCAGCGATCTCCGACAGGAACGCATCCAACGACCGGACGAACAGATCAACCTTCGAGACTGAGAGCGCCTGCGTGCCGACGGCCTCATGTCCGAGGAGGAGGAAGTCCGCGAGGACGGTCATCGCGATCCGCTGGTCGTACCGTCCGATGATCGCGTCCGTGTCGAACTGGCGACGTCCGCCGGTTGACAGGAGTTTCAGGTCGTACGCCGGGTTCCCGGTTTCCGGGTCGTAGGCGAGCGGGAACACGATGCCTTCCTGCTCGTCCCGCTTGACGTTCCGGACGATCTGCTTGATCGCGTCGAGCGCGGCACGCTCCTCAGCGGTCGCGGCGTTGGAGAGGAGTTGCGGCGGGACGAGGGCGACGGGGAGACCGGCGAGGTCACGCTCAATACCGATCGCTTCGATCTCTTGGATGCGGCGCTTGTAATACCACGGAATGAAGGCGTTACGGAGGATAGAGCGGCCTTGCGGGTTGTTCAGTTTCGAGGTGGTGCGGAACAGGAGGCACTTCTCGATCGGGAGGAACGTCACGCCCTTCTTCGGGGAGTTCGGGTCCATCTGGTATGCGCCACGGATGCCGCCGTTCGTATCGAGGTCCCACCGGTCGATGGTCTCTTGTGAGCGGGTCGGGAGTTTCCGCCAGCCGACGCGCCCGTCGGAATACTTCGAGCGGGTGCGGGCATCCTTCGTGTAACCCTGTCGCCGCTTGTAAACGATCTCGTGATACGAGTAGCCGTACACGAGGAAGCCGAGGATCGCGGCGAGCGTGTCCGCCCACGACGTACTCATGTCCGTCAGGCACGAGGACACGAACTCGGCTTCTGCGACAGCGCGTTCGTCGGCGTCGTCGGAGGGTTCCACCGACCAGTCAACCGCCCGAATGAGCATCTCGATAGCGTGGAGCATCGCCCCGACTACGGGATCGTTGTCAGCCATCTCCCGGTAGTTGGCGTAAGCCTGCTTACCTCGGAGTTGCCGGAGGAAGTCCTGCTGAATCTCGCCGCCGAACTGGTGAAGGCCGGACGAGCCGATCTCCATGAAGTCCGTGGATGTAGGGCGAGCCTTGATCAGCGGGTCAGTCGGCACGGTGTCCACGAGCGGACAGAGTAGCGCATCCGCGGCGCGGTTGAACGGCGGTCAGTACGGACCGTCGCAACACGAGTCGCGCGCCCCGCACCGGGTACAGCGGTAGTGGGCGTGTTCGGGGCGCATCGGTCCGCCGCACCAGCCGCAGACGGTGGACAGGTCACAGGTCGGCGGCGGTGTTGCGTTCACCTTCTCAGGATGCCACACGGCCCGTCCCGGGGAGCCATGACTCTCCTGCCGGGACGGGCCTGCTGTGTGTCGGAGGCTCAGGCTATCAGGCGACAGCGTGCTCGACGAAGTCAACCTTCGTCGGGCGCTTGTAGAACCCGAACGAGCGGTCGTCCTCGGAGGGAGTGATCTCGGCGTCGAACCGGACCCGGTCGCCGACCTCCACACCGCTCAGGCCGCGGGGGACCGTTCCCCAAACCGCCCAACCAGCGTCGGTCACGACCCGCATCTTCAGCCCGCACCAGTACTCGCTCTCGACGAACCGGACCGTCTTGACCGTTCCCTCGACCGTGACCCTGCCGACCGGCACCGACTCGGCGTTAGCGCGGCGCGCCTCCTCCTCCTCGCGACGCTTCGCGGCCTCGGCCATCTTGCCGCGCCAGTCGTCGAACCCGGCAGGCGCGTAAGCGGCGATGCCGAGCGCGCCGTCCTTGATGTTCTCGGAGCGGGCGATGATCGCGAGGTTGCTTCCAAACGACCCGGTCTGTTCGAGCATCCACGAGCGGAGTTCCTCGCGGGTGATGCGCGGCGCGGGGGAGTTCGCGAGCGCGGTGCGGTACTCGGCGAACTTCTCGTCGCGCCAGAACCAGCCCTCCAGCATCGCGGTCACGATCTGCTTCGTGGGGATCGCGTGCTCGGCGTCACGCTTCGCGTAACCGAACGCGGTGTAGGCGTGGATCGCGGCGTCGAGAACGATGCCCGTGTCGAACTCGTTCAGGTAAAGCCCGCCGGTCGAGAACTCCTCCTCCTCGTCGTAGGCGACCGCCTCGTGGAGGTTGACAGCGGAGAACAGGTTGACGCCGAGGAAGTCGCGGGCGCATGAGCCGCCGACCTGCTTGACCTCGCCTGTGGCGGACCGGATGAAGTAGGCACGCTTCCGGGCGGCGCGGCGTCCGCAATGATCGCAACGCTTGAGGTCGAGGTCGCCGGTCTGGAAGTCCTCGTCGAGGAGGAAGATGAGCGGCTCGTCGGTGGCGCGGGCGTCGGCGACTGCGACGAGCGCCCAGTCACCCTCGATCGCGAAGTGTCCGCTGAAGGTGATCGTCGCGTCGACGTAGTAGACGGTGACCTTGCCGCGGACCTCGTCGTCGATGGTGTAGAGGAACGGCTCTCCGGCCTCGATCGTGATGTCTGCGTTCCAGCCTTTCTTCTGCGCCTTGCGGAGCAGGGCGTTGACCTTGCCGCGGACGGCTGAGAGGCCTGCCGGGGTGTAGCGGCGGGTGATGACGGTGTTCATGGGGTTCTCCTGACGGTCGGTGTTGTATCCCACGGCAGTCAGGTTAGCGCGTCTGCCCGCTAAAAGCAACTCTATTCGGCGCGGCGGGCGTTAGCGGGCGGATCAGTCAGGTTTCTGTCGGGTTACAGCCGCCAAGGGCTGGCCTGCTCCAGCGACGCAGGCACCACCACCGGCGCGGCCCGCGCCCGGTCGATCACCAACTCAGTCAACGCCCACACCAGCGCGTCCAGCCGGTCAGGGGACGAACCGATGTCCGGAACCCATGAGCAGAGTTGGTCCTCCAGATCAGGGAAGAACCCGGCGTGGTGCGCTCGGGCCTGCTCGTACAGCGCGGCGACCGGTTCGGCGCGGGTGCGTTTCCCGCGGGAAGCACGGACGAGGCGGACAGGGACACGCGGGTCCACCGCCTTCAGGACGGACTCCACGAGATCGCCTCCGTTGTTGGCCTCAGCGACGATCAGGTCGGCACGGTGCCGGTGATAGGCGGCGACAGCGGCGGACGCCCAGTCATTCGGTGACGCTCGCATCGTGCGGTCATCGAGGATGTAGGCGTCCCCGTCCGTGCCGACTCCGGCGACGATGATGCCGGTCTCGTCCGCGTCCTCACCGGAAGTGACGGCAGGGTCGATCGCGACGACGATGCGTTTCAGCGGCGGGGTGTCCGTGACGCGGCAGGCGTCGATCATGTCGCGTTCCCAGAGTGCGCCCTCGACGTCATCAAGAATCTGTGCTTCCAACTCCTGCCGTCCGAGGCGGGTGCCTTCATAGCGGCGTTTCATCTCGGCGATGAAGTCGGCGGCGAGGTTCCCGGCGTTCTCATAGGTGGAGCCGGTCGTCACATGAACAGTTCCGTCGGTGGAGCGGGCGAGGCGGCGGATGATCGGGACCGGGCGCGGTGTCGTCGTGACTACGACACGCGGATGGTCACCGAGGCGGAGGCCCAACATCAACTGGTCCCATGCGTCGTCGTAACGCCATGCCGCTAACTCGTCCGCCCACGCAAGATCATGGTTCGGTCCGCGGAGCCGGTCAGGTTCATCTGCGGAGAACGCGACAGCAGTCGCCCCGTTGTGGAACGTGATGCGCCGCTTCGACGGCTCATAGCGCGGGCGTTGTTCCGGGGGGAACACGGCGAGCAGGCCGGACTCACCCTCGATCATCGTGTCACGGACGTCAGCGGCGGTAGCGCCGACAAGCGCGATCCTCTTGTAGATGCCGCGGTCAACCTGCTCACGGATGAACTCGGCACCGGTCCGGGTCTTACCGAACCCTCGACCGGCGAGAATCAGCCAGACACGCCAGTCGCCGTGCGGTGTCGCCTGCTTCGGCCTGCGCCACACCGACCAGTCGAACAGGAGCGACCGTCTCTGCTCCTGCGTCAACGAAGCGATCAGGCGTTCCCGTTCCTCCGCCGGTTGCCGGGCGAGCCGCTCGAACACGGAACGGTCACTCATCCTGCGCTTTCTCTAACGCATCAAGGCGCTCCAACAGAATCTGGCCGACATCCGTCACAACCGGACCGCCGCCCGCACCCGCGACCTCCACCTGCCGTGGCGCATCCAACCCGAACAGCGCACTCTTACGCGCCGACACGCGCACCGCGGCGTTCACCAACTGAACCATCTCCCCGGTCTCCATCTCCGGGTTCGACAGAATCTCCGTGAACACCTTCCGCCACAACGACTCCAGACGCTCACCCTCGATCGTTCGCAGATCATCAACCGCTTCCCGTCCCCACCAGCGCAGAGCCGCGTCATACGCCTCCTTCGCACCTGAACGCGACCGGTAGCCGACACGCTCCGCGATCTCATCGAACGTCAAACCTGCCGCCCGATACTGGACGACCTGCCGGTACTTCTGCGCGGTTTCCGGGTCGAGTGCGGGCGTGGTTCCCTTCGCTGGCATGTTCAGAGGATAGCGTTCAGCAGGGTTCAGGGTTTGGCTGTGGCTTGAAGAACAGCGGTTTCGAGGGCGCGGCGGTCGGTGTCTTTGAGGGTGCGGCGGAGGACAACGTGGCTTCCGTCGGGCCATCCGGCTTTCGCTTTGTAGCGGACGAGGCCGGGGTAGGTGGTGACGAGGTGTTTGGCTTCGGCGAGTTTCTGTGGGAGGCGTTGTTCGATGGAGCCGAATGATCCGGCGGTGTAGCGGGCGCAGTCGGGGAGTACCCATTGGTTGACGACGATGGTGCCGAAGCGTTGGATGTTCTGGGCGCACCAGCAGAGGTCGTCGATCATTTGTGCGCCGGTGTCGAATCTGAGGGTTGATTTCTGTACGACCCAGCATCTTCCGTCGGCGAGGACGTTGAACTTCCAATGGCGGTCGCGGAACAGCGGGTTGTCGATTCCGGCGAATCCGCCGAGTTTCGCTCCGACGGTTTCGCAGGCGGTGACGAGTTCGTCGCATCGGCCCATGAACTGGTTGGGGGTGATGGGTTGTTTGAGTGTGGGGGCGAGTTGCCGCTGGTTCTTCATGTCGATCCCGAGGGCGGCTTGTGGGCGGGTGTCGTAGTCGGCGACTTCGGTCAGGGTCTTGAGGTCGTCGACGAGGAACAGCGCCCATTCGCCGTCGTCCATCATGTCGAGCGCGGCGTTCCGGTTGTTCGCGAGTCCTTTCGGTGCGCCCGTAACGTGGAGTCTGTCTGGGTTGACTCTGCCGTGGGCGGTGAACTGTTCGGCGGCTTCGTCGGTGTGGCAGAGGACGGTGTGGTCAAGTCCGGCTTCTTCCCACATCATGGATGACGTAATGCTGTCGTACCGGTTGTAGGTGAAGATGAATGTCCTCATTGGCTGTCGGCTCGTTTCAGCGGGCTGTCGTGCGGGACGTCGTGTTCGGTGGCTTGCCGGGCGGCGCGTGCGGCCTCGAACTCTGCGGGTCCGCAGTCACGGCATCCTCGCTTTGAGTACATGACGATGGAGCGGCGGAACGCTTCCTTGTTCCGGAGTGTGATCGGGGTGACGCCGTGCCATGTTGCCTGTCCGTCGAAGTAGACGAGCGCCCGGTCGAAGCATTCCAGCATGATGCCGTACTCGGGGAGGTGGAGGTGTCCGCCGTCGGCCTTGTTGCGAAGCACGATCATCGCGGACCATGTTCCTGCGATGTTGCCGCTGTCCCGATGGTACGGGATGGACACGATGTCGTTGATGATGCCGGAAGTCCACGGTGTATCGCGGAATCGCCAGTCGTCGTGTATCTGATCGGATACGAGGTCCATCGTCTGGTTCGCCGGTCCGGGGAGATGCTCTTGGAAGGTGTCCCATGCGCCGGTGAACACTTCCCCGAGGAGGCCGACGATGTCGGGGCGTTGCTCATGGAACACGGCGTAACGGCATCCGTAGCGGCGACGCATCGGTTGCGGGGCGACGGTGCCGAACACTTGGTTCGCGTAACGGATACCGGACACGCGGGCCGAACCGTTCTTCGTCTTGTATGAGTCGTTCCACGGGATACCGCGCTGAAGCATGTTCCCGAGCAGGTCGGCGCGTTTCCCTGCCGCACCGCGGAGTTCCAGCACGGTCGCTACCGGAGTGCCGTCCTCCAACTTGATGACCGCTTCACCCTCGATCGTTCGAGCATCAGGGTAATCGCCTGCGCGTTGATTACGGCTCGCAGGTTTCCATTCCGTGCGTTCGACGGTGTATTCCTCCACCGTTCACTCCTCCACAAGTTTCAGCATCACCTCAGCGTTGCTGTCAACACCGTATTTGGTTCGGAGTTCGGCGAGGCGTGCGACGACGAGGTTGTATTGCTCGATCTGGAACGGGATGATGACGGAACGGATGCCGGAT